TAACGGCAAGTTGACACAATATCAATCAGAACTTCATACTATCAAGGTAGATGGTGCTCTACTAAATGAGGCAAGTACGCAAAAAGCAATCAACCCTCAACAAGTAGTAAGCCTATTGAAAAACCAAGTCAAACTAAATGACGCAGGTGGAGTAGATGTAGTAGATCAAAACGGAAATGTGCGTTATGATGATAATGGTTCGCCCATTGCACCAAACACACTAATCAAAGAGTTCCTTAGTGCGAATCCACACTTTGTACAAGCAGGCCCAAGTGGTTCTGGTACAGGACAAGGCGTAGGTAAGCAAACTCCAGTGGTAGATAACGACATATCCAAGTTGGATATGACAAACCCTAATCACAGAGCCCAATATGCGGAAATCATGAAAGGCAAAGGGATTAGGATATAACATAAATGCTATCAATCTAAAGGAGATATAACATGGCAGATGAAGCAACAGGTGCAGTATTATCAGAACTGTACGCAAATATTGTACAATCAGCATTGTACACAATGAACGAGAAGACTATCATTAGACCTCTTGTTCGTAATTACGACATGAGCGGAACTCCAGGCTTAACAGCACAGGTTCCAATTTACCCAACAGTAGCGGCGGCGGCTGTAGCAGACGGCACAGACTTAGCCAACACAGCGTTCAACACTACTTCTAAAACTATCACAGCAAGTGAAATTGGTGTAATGGTTGAACTAACTGACTTAGCGGCTGAAGGTGCAACTGACGATGTAGCGGCGGCAATTGGTCGTCAATTAGGTTCAGCAATGGCTGAAAAAGTTGACACTGACTTAGCAGGATTATTTTCTGGATTTTCAACATCACTTGGAACAGGTGACTCAGAAATCACAGCAGATATGATCTTCCAAGCGGCGGCAACACTAAGATCTAACAATGCAGACCAAAATGGTGGTTATGTGTGTTTACTACACCCATTCCAAGCATACCAACTTAAAAAGCAATTAACTAACGTTGGAGCGACTATGAGTCACTCACTATCAGACGTTGGTAACAATGCTTTGAGAGATGGCTTCTTAGGTAAAATTGCTGGTGTAGACATTTTTGAATCTAACGTAGTATCAGGCGCAAGTGCTGGTGCATACGTTGGTGCAGTAATGTCAACTGACGCATTAGGTTACATGGTTAAGCGTTCAATGAGAATTGAAACAGAGCGTAACGCTTCTAAACGTAGTTTAGAAATCGTTGGTTCTATGGCTTACGGTGTTAGCGAACTATTTGACCAATACGGTGTTGGATTAGTAGCAGACGCACAGATTGCCTAATCAATCTTAACTGACTTAGAATAGGGCGTTTTGGCGCCCTATTCTTTTATACGAATAAATACAAATGGATGAAGAAGGACTTCACCAATAATGTTAGGAGCAGGACCCTATGGCTATATTAGCAACAATCACAGATGTCGCGGCGTTTGAGCCAGACATTGAAAATTACGGTATTTCAGACTTTGACGGCGAAATCGTAAAAGCACAATCTGATGTTTTTAGAGATTTACGCATTCGTTGGTGGCCCACACAGCAAATTGGACTTTATGATGTAAAGCACGTGGCTGGTGGTAATCAAGAGCCAGACGAAGATCTATATACAGCAAGTCAACTGACCCGTGCCTGTGTCTATCAAGCATTGGGGTATCACATTTATCCAAAACTATCACGATTTGAACCAGACGTAGACGTCTTTGAAAGAAAGATGGAACACTACAGAGCAGAGTATGAACGTGAAATGGATTTAGTACTAAGAGACGGTGTAGAGTATGACTTGAATAATGATAATACAATATCAGACAATGAAAAAGTAGCAACTCATCATCTTCGCCTAAAAAGGTAGATAGCAAATGAGTTTACGCAACGACATTGCAAACAACATAGTAGAAGTTCTTAAAGACATTGCTGACCCACGTCCTGTGTTGGTCACAAGAGAACCATTTGATGTTGAAAAATTAGCAATAACACAATTCCCCGCAATACTAATTCAATCAGGCTCAGAAGAGCGTGACACAGAAACTATGGGTGCTGGCGTTCGTCGCGGCACAATATCATTTCAAATTAGAGGATTTCAAAGAGGCACAGAACTTGATGCTAAACGTAATGCTCTTATTGAAGCCATTGAAGAAACACTTGACTCAGATAGATACAGAAATAAGACATCAAGTCAAGTACAGAATTCAATGATAACATCAATAGAAGTAGTAGAAAGACTGGCTCCATTAGCAGAAATACTAATTGAGTTTGAAGTAGTTTACTATTTCCAAAGAGGATCAGCATAAGGAGAAAACTATGATCAAAATGAAAAAAGGTTCTCGTACAAAAGAAGTGGTGGATCACTCTTTGGTGCCAGAATTAGAAAAACAAGGTTGGGACAAGTTCTTAGACGCAACACTAGAAGTCAAAGCAACTGTGAAACCACCTAAAAAAGAATTTACTGATATCAAAACTGATGGCAGTGAACAAGTGGAACAGGCGCCCACAGAAAAAAAAGCGTCTTTTAACGTAACCAGCAACAAAGGAGAAAAATAATGGCTTTAGCAAGTATTATTACTGGAAACAATGGTGTGGTTAAAATGGATGATGCAAGCGGATCACTAACCTCTGTGGCAAGTGTTCGTTCATTTTCACTTGAAATTACATCAGATACAATTGAAACTACAACTATGGGTAATGACAGCAGAACGTATGTAAAAGGACTAAGTTCTTTTTCAGGTACCGCTGAAATTTACTATGATGGCGATGAGTTCCCAATAGCAGACAGTGGAACTGATATGTCACCATTTAACCCAACACTACAACCAGTTGGACACACACCTTACACAATTGAGTTATTCCCAGATGAAACTAACCACGCGGCAACTAAGTTCAGTGGTGAGATCATCGTTACAGGATTTACTCTAAACGCATCAATGGACGGCATGGTAGAAGCATCTATCAGTTTCCAAGGTAGCGGTGGTGTAACTTACGAGAACACGTAAGAGTAAACTTATGTTGAGCATTAAAGTCATTGGCATAGATTCCGCCTTAAGTGAAATTGACGAGGAGTTAGAGGCTGTAGTAGAAAGAGTTGCTACAATCGTTGAAGAGTCAGTTAAGAAATTTACTCCAATCAAAAGCGGTAGAGCCCGCAGAGGTTGGAATAAAAAGGAAACTAGCCAAGGCTTTAATGTAAACAACAAAGTCCCTTATATAGGGCGATTAGAAGAGGGCTATAGTAAACAAGCACCTAAAGGCATAATCAAACCTACGGTGCGTGAAATCAAACGGAGAATAAGATGAGTAACCCAATAGATAAAGCGACCGCCCACTTCCGCAGTAAAATTAGTGGTGACATGATGTCAATCAAAGTACCTGAATGGGGTGATTGTGAAATCTGGTTTAAGAACAGCAATACACTTGCAGAAGAATCAAGATTGATTGAATTAGCACAACAGAATAAAACAGTGGAAGCACTGGTTGAGACATTGATTACCAAAGGCAGAAACGCAGATGGTACGAAGATGTTTAAGAAAGCAGACAAGATGACATTTATGAATGAGGTAGATCCTTCAGTGGTGATCCGCGTTGTAGGTGACATGAATAGTGCTGTGGCAGATAGTAACTTGGAAATAGTTGAAAAAAACTAAAGGAGGACCCAGACCTAATGTTCATGTACAGATTAGGTAAAGATTTGGGTCTAACGATTACACAAGTTATGAAAATGACAACCGCTGAATTCCATGGCTGGGCGGCCTTCTACAAGTTAGAACAAGATGAACAACGCCAAGCAATGAATAAAGCAAAAGCAAGGAGATAGCCCAATGGCTCAAGATGTTACTATACAGTTCAAAGGCAATACAAGAAACCTAGATCGTGCTACGGCGAGAGTTCAAAAAAACTTAAAGCGTGTAGAAAAATCTATGTTCAGTGTTACCAAAGTGGCTGGTATAGCGGCGGCGGCATTGGCTACAATTGGTGGTGCTAAAATAATCCAAAGCACAATCCAGACAATTCGTACATTTGAAGATCTTAAAAATACTTTAATTACAATTGAAGGTGATGCTGTAAGAGCCGCTGAATCAATGAAGTTGATTGAGGACTTTACAGCAGGCACTACCTTCCAACTTGCAGAAGTAACAAATGCGTTTATTACATTTAAGAACGCAGGACTAAAACCAACAACTGAATTTATGACCAACGTGGGTAACATTGCCGCGGGTATGGGTAAAAGAATAGATGATGTTGCCAAAGCAGTATTCAACGCCACAACAGGCGAATTTGAAATGCTTAAACAATTAGGTATCAAAGTTAAAACAGAAGGTGATAAACTTACTGTAAACTTTAGAGGTGTTGCTACACAAATTGACAATGATGGACAATCAATAATTGACTTTATTGAACAAATTGGTCAAACTGAATTTAGTGGAGCATTAGAAAGATCAGCAAACACACTCACAGGAGCATTGAGTAATTTACAAGACAACGTAGGCCTTGTACAAAAAGCATTTGGTGATGGCGGATTTAGAGATGCTTCAACAGACTTTGTTAAATTTTTACAAGACGCAGTTATAGGATCAAAAGATCTTGCTAGAGAACTAGGTAAAGAAGTTGGTTTTGCTATTTTCCAAACTACAAAATTCCTAAAAGAAATAAACTTTGATATGGGTAATTTTATCCAAGCAGGTAAAATCTTAACAGCAGTATTAGGAGGCGCAGGCCTAATAGCAGTACTTAAAGGTGTAGCAGGCGGTATCAAAGCAATTACACTGGCAATGGCAAGAAATCCAATTGGACTGTTAGCAGTAGCGGCCGCAAGTGCCATCACATATCTAAGTATGGAGAATGGACTTGGTAGAACTATTAGTCAAGTAATGGCTGTGGTAAACAAAATGGGCGAAGTGTTTAGCGGTGTTGCTGATTTCTTAGTAGGAGCATTTAAGAAAGCAATTGGCGTTGTAACAGATACATTTGATTTTTTAGTAGACAGCGTAGCAGGTGGCATCAATGCTGTTAGCGAATTTTTTGGATTTGAAAAATTAGTAACAAGAAGTAGTGCTGAAATGCGTGGCGCTCTTAAAGATGTTGCCATTGAAGGATATGAAAAATTAAGTATTGCTGTTGAAGAAACTACAACAAAAGTTAAAGATGCTGTATTATCAAATGAACTTATTCAACAAGCGACAGAAGAAAGTAAAAAAGTTATTGCAGAACTTACTCAAACTTGGGTAGATCAAGGTCTAAGTTATGATCAAGCAACAGCGGCGGCAAGAGCACAGTATGAAGCACAGTATGAATTAAATCAGCAAACTGACGAAACTAAAACAGCACAAAATGAAATTCAAAACAGTATGAAAGATACTGAAAAAGCCGTAGAAAAAGTTACACAAAAATTCAAAGACATGAAGAAAGCACTTATGGAAGGCGGAGCACAGTTTGATCCAAGTGCCTTACAAGCAGATTTAGATGAATTAGCAAAAGTGTATGAGTCAGCAAAAGCAGACATCCTATCACAAGATTTCAAATCAGAAAAAGACCAACGCAACGCACTTAAGGGACTTGAAATACAGTACCTAAATGAAAAGCACAGACTAAACGAAGATTTCAATAGACGTAAAGAACAAAACTTTATGAAATCATTAGAACGTCAAGTGTTGTTTGAAAAGAAAGCAATCAACGAAGTAATGACAGCAACTAACACAGCAGAATTACAGCGTATTGGTCAACAAGAAAAACAACAAGCAATCTTCAAAAAGAGAGTTGAGTTTGAGAAAAAATCAGAAGCAGAAAAGTATCAGTTCTTTATTGGTCAGGCAGGGGACGCATTTGAACAATTAGGCAGATACAACAAACAAGCATTTGAGGCAAGTAAGGCTCTACGTATTGCTGAAGCAATTATGGCCACTTACCAAGCGGCAACATTAGCACTTGCAACATATCCACCACCATTTGGTTTCATTGGTGCGGCAATTGCCGTAGCGGCTGGTTTGGCAAACGTTGCTACAATTAGAAGTCAAACATACAGTGGTAGACAACTAGGTGGACCTGTACAAGAAGGTAAATCATTCCTAGTTGGAGAAACAGGTCCTGAAATCTTTACACCAAACATCAGTGGTAGAATAGATAGAATGGACGATATGGGTGGCAAAGAAGTAAACGTTAATTTTCAAATACAAGCCGTAGACACACAAGGCTTTGATGAACTATTGGTTAGCAGAAGAGGTGTTATCCAACAAGTGATATCAGATGCTATGTTAGAGAGCGGACAAAGGAGTAGGTTCTAATGGCTGATATAGCAAGTCAATATCCAACATCACCAAGTTTTAATAAAGTAACAATTTCAACCAATACACCAACATTGGCAACTGAAACATTTTCAGGCAAAACAAGACGTGTTGGTCAAGGACATACATTTTACAATTGGCAAATAAAATATCCAACACTAACGGATAGAGAAGCAGGACTTGTAGAAGGTTTCCTAGCACAAACATATGGAAGTCTTTTTAGTTTTGAAATTGTATTGCCAGAAGTAAGTTATTCAAAGTCAACTAATCCACCTAGCACAACACCAGCAACAACCACAAGTTATGCGGCTGGGGCAAAAAGTGTAGCACTAGACAACTGTGGAGCAAACAAAGAAGTTCTTTACTCAGGTGATTTTTTTAAGTTTGACAATCATTCAAAAGTATATCAGGCAGTGGCAACTTGCACAAGTGATGGCAGTGGTGTTGCTACATTATATTTCGCAGGTAGTTTGGTAGCAAGTGTACCTAATGACACTGACCTTACACTAACAGCAGTACCATTCACAGCAATTAGTGAAAATGATGTACAAAAATTTGATGTAGGCATTGGCGGATTAACAAGTATAACAGTAGACATGAGAGAGACTTGGTAGATGAAAAGTTTTGCTGGAGAAGAATATCTAAAGGATGAATATTACAGAGATCATACTATTGCGTGTGACCTTATTGAAATACATCTAAAAGATAGCAATAACAATGATGCGCCATTGTATCTAGCAAGTGGTGGTATCAACATTGACTTTGATTCAGACACGGCTCCAACAGCAGGAACAAACACATATTCAGCACAAGGCGAATTCTTAGGCCATAGTGCAATCAACGAAGACTTTGATGTAAAAGTAGGCAAGTTTTCAATCAACTTGTCAGGCTTACCAAGTGGTTATGTTGATAGATTTGTAGGCAAAGAACCAGAAGGCAAAAGGGTTGTTGTTTACAAATGTTTCTTAGATCTAAACACTCTACAAATTATTGGCACAGATAGTGCTGGTGGTGTAGCGGCTATCAATATGTTTGATGGTGAAGTGTACAATGTAAGCATTCAAGAAACAGCAAACTCTTGTTCAATATCAATTGAAGCAAGTAGTCATTTTGCTGACTTTGAAAGACAAGCAGGGCGTAAAACAAATGATTGGAGCAATTGGTTATTCCAAGGTGTACAATATGATTCATCATTTGAAAAAGCAGGTTTTGTGGGCAACCAAGAATTTTTATGGGGACGTACAGAATGATCGTAAGAAAAATAAGACCAGAAGAAATAGATGAAACAATCAACCTATGCAAATATTATGCCAATGAAGCAAGTGAACTAAATCCAGAAATTGGAGAACAGTTTGACAGTGATAGTGTTATAAATTTGATTAGAGGTAGAACAGCACAAGACAGTTTCTTTTGGTTTAACGCATATGAAGGACAAAGACCAGTAGGCTTTGTAAGTGGTACAATGACAACTCCGCAATGGAATGAAAATATTGTATACGCACATATTGATTTAATTTTTGTACTCAAAGAACATCGCAACATTTCAACATTCAAACAACTTATTGGATCTGTTGAAGAGTGGGGTGCAATATTTGATTGTAAAAAAATTACAGCAGGAGACATTGGCATTGATGTTGAACGCAGTCGTAAATTATATGAAAGTCAAGGGTTCAAAGAAGCCCTATGGATGTACAAGGATATTGAATCATGAGTGGTGTAGTAAAAACAATAAAGAAAGTCGTTAAAGGGATTGTCAAAGCCGTAGTAGGTGTTGTCAAAGCCGTTGTAAACGTTGTTTCAAGTGTTGTTAGTTTTATTACACAACCATTTATGGGATTGTTTGGAGGAATGCCAGGAGCACCAGATGCCGCAGGAGAGGCGGATCGTCAACAAGGTGTACTTGTAACAAGAAACGGTAGTACTATAAACATACCTGTGGTATATGGCCTTAGACGTGTTGGTGGAGCAATTACATTCGCAGAAACAGGTGCTGATGATAACAAATATCTTTGGGTAGCATACGCACTAGCAGAAGGACCAATTGAAGGATTGTTTGATCTATCAATTGATGACAACCAATTAGCGGCCAAATACATACCTCTACTAAACAATGGACAAACAGTAACAGTTGATGAAGGCAGATACAAAGACAGAATTGTTATGCGTTTCTCACATGGCATATATTATTCAGATCCAACTTCAAGTGTTGTAGGTGGCAGTTGGAATCCTTGTAGTGACGCACCAAGTTGGAAAAGTTCAATGGTCTACAACGGTGTGGCAACATTATTTGTTAGATATGAATGGAAACAAATTGAAACACAAGACGATGCAGATGCAAATCCATTTAGTGGATCAATACCTGCTATCAAAACAACAATGCTGGGACGCAGGGTAGCAGATATAACAAGTTCAAGTGGATCAACAGCATATGACAGTGAATCAGAAGCATATTCAACAAACCCCGCAAGAATTATAGCAGACTATCTACGTAATCCACGTTATGGTAAAGGTCTTAAAAACACAGACATTGATTGGGACAGTTTCTTAATTGCCAAGAACAAATACAACACGGTTGTCACTTACACAGATGGTGGACAAACAGGACCAATTATAACCAACAACACAGTATTAGACACAGGACAAAGTTTATTCAACAATGTTAAAACATTGCTTATGGGCTGTAGAAGTTATCTACCATACAGTCAAGGCAAGTACAAATTAAAAGTTGAAGACGCAGGTAATGCCACAGACATAACAAGTGGTGTTGCAACTATTGTTCAAACATTTAACGCAGACAACATACAAGGCAACATCACATATCAAGCAATTGAAAGAAGTTCAAAATACAACGTTGTAGAAATTAATTTTGTAAATCCAGACAAAGCATACTCAGTAGAAAGTGTTATCTTTCCAGAAACACTTGCTGAAAGACAAACATACATTGACAAAGACGGTGGTAGAGAAAATAAACTAACAGCAACATTTCCTACACTTACAAATTATGCTATTGCCAAAGACATGGCAAGACTATTGTTTAACAAAAGTAGATTCCAAGAGTCAGTTTCATTTACAGCAAGTTCACAAGCACTTGAATTAGAAGTAGGCGATAATATACGCATACAATCAACAATGTTGAATTTTACAACAACACCATTCCGTGTTATCACAATGAAAATCAACAATGACATGACTGTAGATTTAGGATGTGTAAGAAATGATGACAGTTTATATCCACACACAAGAGTTGGTGAAGAAGATGTTGTTCTTCCGCCATACATACCAAAAGGTGGAGAAGTTTATTATCCAGAGATTATAGGCGGAGACCCAATTGGACTTGTGCCACCATTAGTATCACCTGTTCCTATTACACACCGTCCACCACAAATATTTTCAACATCACCTACCACTGTATCAGGCGCTGGTACACATGATATTACAATACTAGGACAAAATTTTTACGCAGGTCTTACAGCAATATTCATTAAAGATAATGGTACAGAAATTACACCAGGTGTAACAACAAGAATCAGTGACAACAGCATTGTGATACAAACAGTAGCAACAATGACAGATGCTGATCAACCATATGATATAAAAATTACAAACAATGCTGACAATGGTAGTTTGAGTACAAGACAAAACAACGTTCTAACTATAGACGCTGTTGAACCAACACCTGAACCTCCTACTGTTGAACCACCTATAGTAGTACCACCAGAAGAGCCACCAACATTACCACCAACTTCTCCACCTGAAGTTGATCCACCAATTGAACCAGAA